ATTGACACATGGACAGTGGTAGACAGTGCCGATCCTTCATACGAAGTTGCCCTTCCTGTTGAAGGACATATCGTTATGAAGATACCAGCGAATGAACTTGTCACCGCTGATATGGTGATAGCTTTTATCGGTCGTCTGATAGACGGTCTGTTCAACACAGGCGTCACTGACGGTAATCGATTAAAAGCTATGCTCAGAGGCAGCCTATTGCCTACTGATATGTAGGCAGGTGAAGGCATGTCTCACCGGATAAACCAGGTTAACATGACTTGGCAAGCCGTCGAACAACTTATTCGGCGCACGACCATCCAACGTTTATCAGTACCATTGCAAGGTAGCGATTTGCGTAGTACGCAAGATGCTATATTGCTATGGGAGATGACGTTGGTTGACCTCACGACTCCCTTCGGTTCACCACCAAACTGGAATCTAATCCAACACGTGCAATATGTGTTAGAATTAGATTTATACCAGTTGGTTTTGATGCTTAAGGAATGCGATGGATACTTATTGACGAATTGTGTCAATGATTCTCCTGCATCCTACGATGATTTTAAACGTCATCTTGCATCGAAGGGCCATAAAGGAGGGAAGATCATCTTCCCTCTCAGGGGTCTAATCGAGCACTGGCATGAATTTCATACCAGTTCCACTTTCCGTTCATTGCATACTGCTTTCGTTTTCTTATCCCGACTTTCTCTTCGAGAAGTCTCGGATTTGGAATCAAAAGCACTGCAAGACTACTTAGCAGGAGAGGAAGCTCTTCTATCTGTAGAACCTACAGATGAAGAAGCCCCTATTATTGCTAAGTGGTTTCCTCGGGTCGGTGACATGCGGTATTCTCGACTTTACGATTCGAGAAATTTCCGACATGGACCAGGTACTGTCGCAGATTGTGGTAGATCTCTTGTTGAAAAATACAAGAATATCGGCCACGATCAGTGGACAAAGTACCTAGATAATCGCCTTAATGGTGATTATCATGTGCCCCGCGAGCGACGCCCTTTCCAAAGGGTATCGGCCGTGCAGTTTGTACCAAAGAGTGTAGATAAGCTCCGTACAATTTGTAAGGAGCCAGCTACATTACAATGGTACCAACAAGGATTCGCTAGGAACCTATCTGATTACTTTCGTGATCATTGGTACCTATCGAGACGGATCTCACTAGAAGACCAGATGGCAAATCGCTATATGGCACACCTAGGATCAAATAGTGGTTATTATGCTACTATTGACCTCTCGGCGGCCAGCGATTCCATTTCCTGGAAACTAGTGAGGAAGTGGTTCCATGATAGCGCTCTCCGTGAAATTTCCTACAGCACTCGCTCAAAGTGGGCGAAGTTGCCAGATGGAAGTATTACGAAGTTACACAAATACGCACCGATGGGATCAGCACTATGCTTTCCCACTATGTGTATCGTGTTTGCCGCTATCGCGGAAGCCTCGATTATTGAGGTTGGAGAGCGTCCCTACACGTCAAATTATCGTGTATACGGGGATGACATCGTCATTGAGGAGAAGTTCGTGCCGGCTCTTATAAGCAGACTCGAACGTAATGGTTTCAAGGTAAATACCTCGAAATCTTACTCATATACC